AAAATTCGAGGAGTTTGAGTTCCCAACGAAGGCCGAAGCGTTTGAATTCCGAAATAGCCACAAAAAGGGCGTCTTTGACGTTTACGAAAAAGAGAAGTAAATAGCTTGAAGCTAGAAAGGAGGGGAGCTTGCGAATTGAGACTAGATACGGCTATCTAATCGACGCACTTCGAAGATATCCATTCGACAAGGAGATCAAGGAACGGATCGAAGAGATTACTTTCCCTTATCAAAATTTCGATGAGAATTGGTTTATCAAAAGCAAAGCGGCAACTAATACGCCGGAAGCTCTTAAAAATATCATTCTCAAAGAAAATGATCCGGAATTGATCCGGCTCTATATGCTCGCTGAAGCTATCGAAGAATACACAAGCGAGTGTGCTCCCTCAACTTGGGAGGCAATCAAGGCGCTCTATGTCACACGATCGAAAAACGTCGAAGGCGTGGCACTTGAGCTCTTTATGTCGAAAAATTCGGTCTATCGAAATGTTATCAAACCATTTTTCGAAGGGCTGGAAAAGAAATATACAACTATTTTTCTAAAAAGGGCTTAAATTTGGGAAAAGTGTTCAAAAAAAGGTGATAAAATTGTATTATCGGAAGATTGAAGGAAACGACGATCTTCATTGCGGACGACAGGACAAGCCAACAGTTACAGCAGCACGTTTTTACTTTTCATAAAAAACTTTGCCCCTCGTGGGGTCTCCTTATATTTTTTAAAAATTTTTTCGTTTCGGCGGTTCGATTCCGCCCGTCCGCTTTTGGTAAGGTTCTTTTAGTTCTTCCCCTTATCATACATTTCTATACTCTATACTTTTCTTTTCAGTCTCGCTCCTATTCCTTTCTGAGTGAGACTGTTTTTTTGTAAAAGAAAAAGAACGGTGAGAAATTCTCGATCTAACAAAATTAAACAGTAAAGGAGGGGAGGCGATGGCCGGTGCAGACAATTTAAAAGTCCCAACCTCGGAAGAAGCTCGAAAATATGGCCGAAAAGGCGGTATCGCCTCCGGTAAGGCTCGAAGGGAAAAAGCGGACCTAAAAAAGAAAGTCAATCAGATTTTGGAAATGGACGTCTTCAGTCCGCAACTCAAAGAAATGCTCGAAGAAAAAGGCTTGAGCGCGACGAACCAGACAGCAGTCGCGACGGTGCTTTTGCAAAAGGCCTTAAAAGGTGATATGCGAGCGATTGAGCTATTGGCCAAGATGAACGGCAACGAGGGCACGAAAGACAAGCTCGACCAGAAAGAGCAGAAGGAACGGATCAAGGCCCAACAACTCGAGAACAAGAAACGCGAGCAAGCTCTCGAAGGCGGTATGGCGTCCGAAGATATCATGGCTGATTATTTCGAAAAGCTGGAAGGAGTGATTCAAGATGGCACTTGATCGACTGTACACAGAAAAACAGATCGGGATCTTGCGTCGTTCTGTCTCTCGCGATTGGTACATGATGATAAATCATGGCGCAGTACGGGCCGGAAAAACCAAGCTCGACAATGATCTTTTTTTGATGGAGCTGAAACGGGTAAAGAAGAACGCCGAAAAAGTCGGAGTTCAAACGCCGATGTATATCCTGGGCGCGGTATCGTCTGGGACGTTACAGACGAATATCTTACGCGAGATCACGGACGCTTACGGTCACGAATTCCAGTTTGACCGGCACGGGAACTTTACCTTATTCGGCGTATACGTTGTAACGACGTTTACGGGGTCCATAGCGGGCCTTAAAGCTATTCGGGGTATGACAGCCTTCGGGGCCTATGTAAACGAGGCCACGCTCGCAAATAAAGAGGTTTTCGACGAAATTCTCAAGCGGTGCTCAGGGTACGGCGCGCGTATTATATGCGATACCAACCCGGACCACCCGAAACATTGGCTCAAGGTCGATTATATCGACAAGGCGGACGATGAGAAGATCGTAGCGAATCATTTTACAATCTTTGATAACACGTTTCTAAACCAGAGATACGTTGATAATTTGATCGCGACAACGCCTTCTGGTATGTTTACCGAGCGCGGTATATATGGCCGTTGGGTGATCGGTGAAGGTGCGGTCTATCGCGACTTCAAAGAGAATATGTACACGACACAACCGCCCGAACATTTTGCGAAGATTTACGCGGGGGTTGACTGGGGTTATGAGCACTGGGGCTCTATCGTGGTCGTTGGCCAAACCGAGGCGGGCGATGTGTATATCTTGGAAGAACACGCGCACCAGTACAAAGAGATTGATTCCTGGGTGGACGTTGCGAAGGATATCAAAGCACGTTACGGTGATATATTCTTTTGGGCAGATTCGGCACGACCCGAGCACGTCGGACGGTTTAACCGCGAGCGTCTAAAGTGTTTTAATGCTTACAAGTCGGTATTATCTGGGATTGAAGAGGTGGCTAAACTCATGAAGGGTGGCCGTTTTTTTGTCGTTTCAAATAAGGTCCGCAAGTTCAAAGACGAGATCTATCAATACGTCTGGAACGAGCGCACAGGCGAACCACTGAAAGAGCACGACGACGTACTAGACGCGGTAAGATACGCGATCTATTCGCAGCACGTATACGATACGAGCAGCACAGTAAAAGAGCGTATGCAAAGCGCACAATATTATTTCTAAAAGGAGGAATAAGAGAAAGTGAAATTCCTTAAAGGGAGACGCTTCGACGAGAACGCGAATCGTCAATTCATCATGACGGCCGAAGATTTTGAAACGATCGAATACGAGGGCCAGAAATGGATCGAACGCCTAAAAAACTATATCGGAACGCACAGGTCCGAGCAATTAGACCGCTTGAAAGAGCTCAAGCGTTATTATCTCGCTGATAATAATATCAAGTACCGGGAAGACAAGAGTGATCCATACAGCGCCGATAATCGAATCGCGAGTGACTGGGCAAAATACATTGCTATTTTTGAACAAGGCTATATGTTAGGGAACCCGGTCGAGTATAAGAATGAGAACGCGGAGATCCAAAAACAGATTGACCAGTTTTCAAAACAAAACAACGAAAAGGACCACAACGTAGCGATCAAGACAGATCTCGCGATCTATGGCCGTGCTTACGAGCTTTTGAACGCGTACCGAGACGAAGACGGGAGCGTTTGGGTCAAGCTCTATCGTATGGATCCAGAGCAAACTTTTGTCATTTACGACGACAGCTACGAGCAACGCTCTTTGATGGCTATCAACTATTACTCTATCAGTTACGGCAACGGCCACAAACGCGATTTTGTTAAGGTCTATACTAGTAACGCTATTTATGAGTATGTGGACGACAACCAAGACACGGACACGCTTCACCTAAAAGACACAAGCGAGCATTTCTTTAATGGCGTACCAGTAAATGAGTTTAGCAATAACACGGACCGGACAGGGGCGTTCGAAGCCGTGCTCGACTCTATCGACGCTTACGACTTGTCGCAGTCGGAGCTTGCAAACTTCCAGCAAGACAGTAATGAGGCTCTTTTGGTGATCTCCGGGAACCCATTTACAGGGGTCGAAGATAAAGACTTCATGGAAGACGGTCGGATCAATCCAAATGGCCGGCTTGCGGTATCGCAGGCGTTCAAGAAAGCAAAGATCTTGATCCTCGATGACAATCCAATTCCGGGCGGATCGAGTCCGAACGCGAATTATCTTGTTAAATCGTACGATACAGCTGGAGCGGAAGCATACAAGGAACGGCTTGTGAACGATATTTTACGCTTTACCTTCACACCGGACACAACCGATAATAACTTCGGAGGGATTCAATCGGGCGAAGCGATGAAATATAAGATGATGGCAGCGGATAACTATCGCGGCAAGCAAGAGTTACTTTTTGAAAAAGGTTTAATGCGTCGCTTGCGCTTGGCAGTCAATATCTGGAAGATCAAGGGCAACGATTCCGAGAATTACAACCTTATCAACGAAACGAACGTCGTATTTACGCCAAACTTCCCACAAAATGACGCCGAAATGGTCGCAATCGCAAAAAATCTCTATGGCGTAGTGAGTGAACAAACGATCGTCGAAATTCTTGAGCAAGTGACCGGGGTCAACGCAGAAGTAGAGCTGAAGCGTATGAAAGAAGAAACGGAAAAAACGCTTGAAATACTCCCACGAATCGAGCCACAAGCCGACGAGGTAGCGACAAATGAAGAAATTGAAGATAAGCGCCCATGATGAATACTGGGAAGCACGCGCTCGGGAGATATTCGAATACGTTGACCGAAAAGACATAGACTTTTTCGCTGAATTAGAAAAAACTTATCGCAACGAGGCGGTAAGGTTACAAAAGTCGTTGTTTGACTTTTATACAAAGTACGCTGAAGATCACGAACTCACTTACCAAGACGCAACGAAGCGCCTTCGAGGTGAGGATCTGAGTGACTATGTGGACAATGCGACGCTATACCGCGAGCAAGCCGAAAAGGATCCAGAGCTATTGAAGCGATTGAACCAACAATACGCGTCAGCTCGAGCGATCAGAATCGAGGCTTTGCAGTTGGAAGCTATCCACAGGCTCGGAGTGCTCACAGGAGCGCTTCATAAGAGCTTCGAGAGGTATTTATCCAGCGTTGCGGAATACGCGTACAGGAAGGCTCTAGGAGGCCGTACAGGCGCGGTCAATCGTCCAGCGTTTGAAGAGATTATCAAGACGCCTTTTAATGGCCGGAATTATTCCGAGCAACTTTGGGGCAATACCGACAGCCTCGCGCAGAAGCTGAAAGAGGTATTTAAACAAGGTTTTATACGTGGAGATGGCCCGCAAGAGATGGCCCGTGAGATTAGAAAAGAGTTTAACGTGGCACGGTCGCGAGCTGAAACGCTAGTCCGAACGGACGCGACGGCCGTCATTAATCGGGCGACTATCAAGCGTTACCAGAAAGCGGGACTTGAATACTATCGGATCTTGGTCGTGTTAGACGATCGGACAACTCCAATTTGTCGAAGAATCGCGCAAGAAGATAAGCTGTACAAGCTCGAGGACGCACAAGTCGGGGTTAATATGCCCCCATTTCATTATAATTGCCGGTCTACGATCATGCCGGACGCGAAAGAAATAGAAGAGGAGGAATCGAGTGGTTAATATCTGGGATATGGTATCTTACACAGCGGGCCTTTTCTGCTTTGCCTTTCTGGTCGTGGCAGGCTGGGCCGTACTTGCTGGAATGATCGAAGGTATCATAAAGAGCATTAAACAGTCACGAGGTGACAAGGACGAATGATCGGAGGTGATCCGGTATCTTGACAAGCGGGAATAGACCGCTATTTTTTATTGTCCAGACAATCGGAGGACGTTAAAAGCTGATTGTTTCGTCGCCGGACGTAAAACGAGAACATCGAGTGACGGCGTAACCGTCGGAGGAAAATAATGTCAGAAAATACACAAGCAACAGTCGAAACCGAAGCTCTTGAGCAAGACGTCACTCAAGAAGAACAGGTCGAAACCAAGCAGGAAAAGGCAGAGCGTACCTTTACACGCGCCGAATTTGGGAAAGCAATCGCGGCGGAGATCGCAAAAGCTCGGGCCAGCTGGGAAGCTGAACAAGCCGAAGCAATCGAAAAGGCTAAAAGCGAAGGCGAACGCCTCGCGAAGCTGACTAAAGACGAACGCGCCAAAGAAGAGGAAGCGAAACGGATCCAAGCGATCGAGGAACGCGAGCGAGCACTAGCAATCAAAGAAATGCGCGTGGCCACTCAAACGCTATTGAGCGAAGAAGGCCTTCCGGGCGAATTCATTGATTTTGTGATCGATGAAACAGCCGAGGCTACGAAGGAGAAGATCGGCACTTTGCGACAAATCTTTGATAAGGCAGTAGAAGCCCGCGTCGATGAACGTTTGACCCAGAAAGCCCCTCGCAAGGGTACGGGGCCAGTAGCAATGACAAAAGCGAAGATCATGGCTATTGAAAACGACGAAGAGCGTCAAGCGATGATCGCCGCAAACATCGGACTATTTAAAAATTAGAAAGGGCTATTAAAATATGGCTGAAACAAAACTAACAACCATGAACGACTTGGGCGAAATTAAATCAATTGATTTTGTCAATAAGTTCTCTAAAAATATCAATGACTTACTTCGACTTTTGGGCGTTACACGTCGCCAAGAGTTGACTAACGACTTAAAGATCCAAACTTACAAATGGACCGCAGACGTTGACACAACCAAAACCGCAGAAGGTGAAACAATTCCGCTTTCTAAAATGACACGCGCGAAGGACCAAGAATACACAGTAGAATGGTTCAAGAAACGCCGTGCTGTATCAGCGGAAGCGATCGCACGTCATGGTGCGTCACGCGCTATCACAGAAGCAGATACACGCTTGCTTCGCGAAATTCAAAACGGAATCAAGGACGACTTCCTCGCTTACCTTAAAAAGACAAAAACTAAAGTTACAGGGAAAGGGCTTCAACAAGCTCTCGCGAACAGCTGGGGCAAATTGACTACTTTCAACGAGTTCGAAGGCTCTCCGCTTGTTTCTTTTGTGAACCCGCTTGACGTGGCAGAATACCTTGGAACGACAGCCGTTGCGTCTGACGCTTCAAACGTATTCGGATTCACACTTCTCCAAAACTTCCTCGGTATGCAAAACGTTATCGTTATGCCGTCATGCCCACAAGGGAAGATCTATACAACAGCCGTTGAAAACCTTGTTTTCGCTTACTTGAACGTATCTGGTGGAGATCTTGGCGGATTGTTTGCGGACTTTACAGATGAAACAGGCTTGATCGGTGTGGCGCGTGATCGTCACTTGAATAACTTGACTTTCGAGTCAGTATTCTTTGGCGCTAACGTTCTCTTTGCTGAAATTCCGGACGGTGTGGTAGAAGCTACAATCCAAGCGCCAACGTCAGCAGTAGCAGCCTAGTTTTAGGAGGTTTAAGCGATGGCAGCAATCAATATCGATCAAGTAACGGAAGAGCTTCGACTTCTAAAGGGTATTCCCAAGGCTGACCAAGAACAAGACGATCTTTTGACCCTTATTGTACGGGATAGCTTCGAGCGTATGATCGCTTACGTCAATCAATTCTCGGATACAGCACTCGAGGAATTGCCCGGAAGCGTGGCTTATATCCTTCGAGACGTTGCCGTCAGTCGCTTCAACCGTCTAAACTCGGAAGGCGCGACAGCGGACAGCGAGGAAGGCCGGAGCTTCACTTGGGAGTCTAGCTATCTAACAGATGAGCATAAGGCCGTATTAAAGGGCCTAGCGGTCAAACACAACGCCCGCGGAATCGCTCGATTCATTTAAAGGGGGGCGCGTGTATGATCTATAACGAACGCGTGACCTTGATCTTTGAGGAAGAGCCGGAAGACGAATTGCTCGAGAGCACGGAAACAAAGAAGAGCTTTCCGGTACCTTGTATGCGAAATTCATTATCTAACTATGAGATGATGGGGCTCTATGGTAAGTACGATTTTAATTCGTTCAAATTACACTTACAGGGCACGCATAAGGGCTTCTCGGAAGTGATTTACAACGGCCACAGGCTCAAGATCAAGGGCAAGAAATATCATCATAATAGCACGGTTATTTACTTATGAGTTTTTCATATACAGTAAAAGGGCTGGACAAGTTCATGCGAAAGGTCCAAAACAAACCACGGGAAGCGCGTCGGGCTGTATCGGCTGAATTGCAACGATCGGCCTTGCGTGTGGAACGGAAAGCCAAAATGAAAGCGGCAGTCGATACCGGATTCATGCGAAACGGGATCTTTGTTGCTCGGGTGGGAATGTTACGGTACAAAGTAACGTCTCCCGCTGGTTATTCGGTCTATGTGGAGCTTGGAACTCGTAAGATGAAGGCCCAGCCGTTTCTTGGTCCAGCCGTTAAGGAAGAAAGCGAAGCGTTATTTAAGAACCTTCGTAAAATGTTTAGGAGGTGATTCATGGCAAACGAAACGCCTTCAGTCAAAATGCTCGCAGATTTACGCGAAAAGTTAAAACCACTCAATATTCCGATCAAATTTAAGCTACCAAAACAAGACACACTCGAGCCGTTTCTAGTGATCGGGCAATCTAGCTCGGACACGTCAAAAACAGCTCAAACGGGGCTTATTATCGAGGATATGAGCGTACAGATTGATATCTTCTTACCGGGCACGGAAAGCCGGGCCGGGGTCGAGAAGGTTAAATCAGAGGCCCTTCGAAGGATCGGCCACAATCGCAATATGAACGCGAGCGTACTCTTAGACGATACGATAGGCCGGGAAGTCTATCATATTGTCATTTTACTAACAGATACAATCTTTTAAAAAGGAGCACTTAATAAATGGGTGAAGCAGAAGACAAAGCAAAAATTAAAATTACGATCGCAAAGCCGATCGTAGGTAAAAAAGTATTTTACTTTATTCAATCTATCCACGCCGAAAAAGGTAACGGAGCTATGCTTCCGGCTTACCGTACAGACGGCACAACAACAATGGGCGGCGAATACATTGACGAACAAACTCAACAAGGGCGCTTGCTTGAAAAAGCAACAGATGAGCACTCTATCGAGTTAACTCAATATTTCGCGCCAAAAGATCCTTCAGTTCAAACTGTATTGGACGCACAGAAAACCGGTGAATCTTTGAAGATCTGGCGTGTTATCGTTGACGATAGCGTCAAAGTTTCTTCAACTGGTAAAGACACTTATCCAGCTCAGTTTGGTTACGGTAAGATTACCGATGATGTCGAGTTTACTGACGCGATCGATGGATTCGTTGAACTCAACTATACAGTCGGTATCGTTGGACGCTTGCGTGATGGTAAGTTCCCACTTTCAGCGGACGAGATCGCGATGTTAAACGACGTTTACGAGTACCAAAACCCGGGCGAAACAACAGGCGATTACAACAATATCACACGCTAATTTTTCAAGCAAAGGGGCCTCGGAAGCCCTTTTGCTTTTATTTTTTTGACAAAAAAGGAGTTATTCAATGGAATTTACAGTAGGCAGCCGCGCAATCGAGATCAAATTTGATTATATGACCATGTACAAAGTCAATCGTGACTTGGGATCTCAAGGTCCAGATGGATCACGCAATGAAGATGGTGTCGGTGCTCTATTCCTTCGCGTTGTGGATCGCAACGATTCGGCTCTAGTGGATCTTATCAAGCTATGCGCTTCTAAAAAAGCGAAAGCCGTAAGCGATGAAGAAGCTATCAAGGCAATCGCGGACAAAATGGAAGATCTCGGAGCAGAAAGCACAGAGCCACTTTTTGAAGCATTAGAAGAAGAGATGGTTGATTCTGGTTTTTTCAAAGAGAAAGTTTCGAAATACTTAGAAAATCTCGAGCTGGGATTGAAGTACCTCAAAGCCAAAGCCGAAACAGCGGAAGACAAGGCACAAGCGGAACTTCAGATCGAACAGACGGAGGCGCAAATTGGGCGCTTGAGAAACGCAATCTCTTAATAGAATGTGCGCGTTTGGGTCTAACTGACCCGAATATTATTTTTTCATGTACAAAGAACGAGCTCGACGCGATTCGCGAGGGCCTTTATTATCGAGCGATCGAAGAGAGGGAAAACCTCGTCGAGCTTGCTTTCAACTTGCGTTATACGTTGAACGCTAAAAAAGCGGACTTCGGCAAGTTGAGCAAGAAAAAAGATCGAGAAAAGGTCCGACGTCTATTCAGGCAGCGCGAAGAGCGCGGGGACTCTCAAGGTATGCTCGAGAAGATCGAGCGTCTTAATGAACATTTCAGAAATAGATAGATAGGAGGTGGGGCGATGGCGTTTGACGGATCAATAGAAGCGATTATCGGCGCGGACTTAACTGGGTATGAAAAAGCAATGAGCGACGTTGTAAGCTCAACGCGTAAAGCATTTCAAAACGCGGCACAGGAAGCGTCTAAAAGCGCGAATCAGATGATTCGGGAAGTCGGGGAATTGATGAACCGGCTCGCAAACAGTAACCAAAATATCGGATCCAAGATCGGCCAAGGATTGACTGGCGGATTCAAAATCGCCCTCGGAGAGTTACAACGTATCTCTTCTAACATCGGCGCAAAATTACCTGACCCCATACGGAAGGCATTTACTCGCGTTTCGGCTGATATTAAGTCAGTTTTAGGAACGATGAAAAATGACGTTGCCACACTTGGGGCCGGCATTAATTCCAAAATCAAAAAAGCGTTTGATTTTGATATTTCAAACGCGATCAAATCGCCAAAGAGTGCTTTTGCTGAAATGGCAAACAGCATTGACTCTATGGCAAGCCGGATCAGCTCAAAAGTCCACAGTTTAGGCTCAGTCTTTACGAATTCGGCTAATAATATGTCCGGATCGTATAAGACAGCTTTCGGGGCGATTGGTGACGCTATGGCCCGGCTCGAAGCTCGGATTCAGTCAACGGCTGGAAACATTACGAGCGCGCTTGGTCAAAAGGTATTGAACCCGATCAACTCTTCATGGTCCAGTATGTTTTCAAACTTGACCAGCAAGGCGAACAGCTTCGCGGATCGAGTTCAAAACTCTTTCGGTGGTAAGATCCTATCATCGGTTAACAACCTCGCGAGCAACGTAAGCGGGAAGCTCGGAAACGCGTTTCAGACGACAGGTCAAAAGGCAGTAGGAGCCTTGACTGGGATTGTAAACCATACCAACCAAGCGGCGAGCGCGTCAACTAACCTAGTAAAACAGGTTTTAGGTGTGGCTGCTGCTTACAAGCTCTTTGACCTTGGAAAACAAGCAATTAAGAGCACAGTCTCGAAAGCTGCTGAATTCGAGGCCAAAATGAGCAACATTAAGGCCGTAACTGGTGAGAGCGCGGAAACGATGAAGAAATTCAACGACGCCGCTATCAAAGCCGGAGCGGATACAGCCTTCAGCGCAGCGGACGCAGCGGACGCGATCGGAGAACTTGCAAAAGCTGGGGTATCAACAAAAGATATCTTAAACGGCGGTCTTACAGCGTCCCTAAACTTGGCCACAGCGGGTGAGTTGGATCTGAAAGAAGCTGCTGAAATCACATCAACAGCCTTAAACGCGTTTAAACGTGACGGAATGACAGCTACACAAGCTGCGAACCAACTCGCGGGAGCTGCTAACGCGTCAGCGACAGATGTTCACGAGCTGAAATATGGTCTTTCCATGGTCGCTCCGGTCGCTTCTGGGCTTGGTCTATCGTTCCGAGATACTACGAACGCTCTCGCAGTCTTTGCACAAAATGGACTCAAGGGTTCCGACGCCGGTACATCACTTAAAACTATGCTTATGAATCTGCAACCGCAGACGAAAGCACAAACGAACATGATGAAAGAACTCGGTATCATTACAGCCGATGGCTCGAACCAGTTCTTCACGGCTGAAGGTAAGATCAAGTCGTTTGCTGAGATCTCGCAAGTCTTGAAAGATCATTTAGGCGGACTTACCGACGCTGAAAAACAAATGGCCTTGAAAACCATGTTCGGTACCGACGCAGTGCGTGCTGCTACTATCGCGATGAACGAGGGAGCAGATGGCGCTAACAAAATGCAAGAGGCTATTGACAAGGTGACGGCTGCTCAAGTTGCGGCTGAAAAGCTCAACAACTTAAAAGGGGCCGTTGAGGCCTTGAGTGGATCATGGGAAACACTTCAGATTAAAATCGGGACGGCAGTTTTACCGGTCCTTACGACACTCGTACAATGGATTGATAAGCTGGTTGATAAACTTTCCAACTCGCAAGGACTACAAAAGTTTTTGGACGGGTTAAATTCATTGAATCCGGCGCTGAATCAGTTCTTAAACGGCACTAAAATGACCGACGAGCAATCGAACAAGTTTAAAGGGACCATGCAAGCTCTTAAACCAGCCGTGACGGGCCTTGTGGGCGCGTTTGCGTTTGGTCCGGCAGTGCGTGGACTAACTTCGCTTACTGGTATCATGGGCACGGTCGCAAGTAAGACGATGGGGCTCGGATCGGTCGCGTCCAGTGCATTTAGCACGGCCGGAGGCTTTATTTCTAGCTTTGCTGGTAAGGTCGCAGGTATTCCAGGCGTACTTGGTGGAGCTGCTTCGCAAGGTCTATCGGTTCTTAGCATGATGACAAGCGGGATCGCGTCCGTGATGGGAATCGCCCTCGCGTCAATCGGTCCGGCTGCTATTTTGGGGCTTGTCCTCGCCGGCCTTGGTCTGATTAACCAACAATTCGGGCAACAGATCGATCAGTTGATTACCTTGGTAACGACTAAAGGGCCGATGATTATTCAAAACCTTGTAAACGGGATCACTAGTCAATTACCGAGTCTTATCGCTTCGGGCGCTGATTTAGTGGCCAAACTCGCGCAAGGTTTTGCGACAATGTTCCCAGTGATCGTTGACGCTGGGGTTCAGTTGATCGGTAGCCTCGTTCAAGGTGTGGGCCAAAATGCAGGATCGTTGATCTCGTCCGCGGTAACGATTATCGGGACTTTGGTCAATAGCTTGCTTTCAGCATTGCCACAATTGCTCTCTATTGGTATGCAGTTACTTCTCAGCATTACGCAAGGGATCTTGCAAAACTTGCCACAGATCCTTACAACAGCGCAACAGATTGTGACGAACTTTATTACTAATATGCAAGCGCAATTCCCGCAGATTCTCGAACAAGGTATTCAAATCTTGATGAATATCGTAAACGGTATTGTCCAAGCATTACCGACAATTATCGAGATCGCGACGCAAGTCATTGTCGGGTTTATGCAAACGATCTTGTCGAACTTACCAACGATCTTACAAGGTGGTATTCAATTAATTGTAACCCTCGTCCAAGGTATCATTAGTTCATTGCCACAGATCGCACAAAGCGCGGTACAGATCATCGGTCAGATGATTCGTGGGTTTGCTCAAGCCTTGCCACAACTTCTTATGGCAGGGGTTCAATTAGTTGTACAGCTCGCACTTGCGATCGTTAAAGGCTTGCCGAATATCGTTTCGGCTGCTTGGGAGATCATTAAGGGCTTCGGTGAGGCCTTACTTAATTTCATTCCTAACGCTTTGAAAGCCGTCGCGGACGCTATCGGAAACTTCTTTGGTGGGATCTGGGACTGGATCACTGGTAAATCGGACGAAGGTGGGAAGAAAACCGAAGAATCGATCAATAACACAGCCGAACATATCAAGACGAAGAGCTCGGAAACGACAACACAGTTAAGTACCGACGCTTCAACCGCAAGCGCAAACGTGTCCACGTCTTATGATCAGATGAGCGCGAACACGATCGCGTCAACGTCAAATATGAGTCTTGGCGTTACGGCTAATATGTCTCAAATGTCCACAAATGCGATGGACAGTACGACGCAATTGCAACAGACAGCCTCGACTAATTTCAACACGTTAAACACTAACGGAACTATGGACTTGCAAGCCCTTGCTGCTAACGCGGACGCGTCATTTAACCAGATGAACGCAAACGCACTCGCGCAAACCGGTCAAATGAACACAGGCGTAACGTCTAATATCAGTCAATTAAACGCGAACGCAAGTAACGAGTTGAACCAGTTGATGAATAATGCGAACGCAAGCACGACGGGAGTAAATACAGCTGCAACCACGAACGCGCAACAGGCAAGCACGAACGTTGTAAGCAACTTCCAACAAATGCAAGCAGGAGCGACAACAGCTACAAATGCGATGGCTATTAGTGCGCAAACTGATTTTGATAAGATGGCCCAACAGGCAGAGCAAGCAAGCTCTAAAATGTCGCAAGCTATTACAACGAATTATCAAAATGTACAAAATACTGTTACGCAAGCAATAAACGCCACGGCTCAAGCGGTTCAAAGCGGGCTTAATAAGATCTCGCAAGTAAGCTCTTCGGCCGGCAAGCAGTTAGAAAGCTCGTTTAAGTCAACGTTCCAAAACGTGACAAATAGTGCGAAAAGTGGTATGCAAGCATTTACTAGCACCATGCAATCGAGCATGGCGCGAGCTGTTTCGCTTGCTAGTTCGGCTTGTGCTCAGATTTCAGCTTCGTTTGGCTTGCTTCCAGCATTGCTACAAATGGTCGGATTTAACGCCGGCATGGGTCTATACAACGGACTTGCTTCGATGGCTGGTTCATTGTATGCGCTCGCTTCTAGTATTGCTTCTAATATTGCAGCAGTCATGCGGTCCGCGTTAAGTATTCACTCGCCGTCACGGGTTACGAAAAAAATCGGTAGCTTTACGGGCGAAGGTATGTATCTCGGCATGAAAGACTGGGTATCGGATATAAACGATATGGCTCGGCAGTATGCGCAAGCGATCACGGATCAAGATTATCAGACTAATAGCGTATTGACCACAAGCGCGAGCGTGACAAGCTCGGGCGTTCGTTCATCTCTCGAAGATTTGAGCGACGAAGTGAAGAATTCACAGCTTGCGGACCAAAAATTTGAAGTACACAATGAGATCGTCGGCGATAAGATTTACACCACGGTTAAAGAAAAGGACGCCCGAAAAAAGGCGTTAGATGAATATTTCGCGTAAGGGGTGAAACATGGATTTATTGATAGAAAAAGACGGCCAAAGTCGGAAATTATCTGAATTAGGCCTGTATAATATCACGGTCGATGATTCGTCCCCGACCGCGGATATTTCAACGCGTACCGTCAAGGGGCGCAATGGTCGGATCTTTGATGGTTTGACTTATACCGAAAAAACAATCGAGGTAAAAGCTAGGCTTTCCGTCCCAACGATGGAAGCCTTTTTTGATAAAAAGGACGAGCTAACTCGCTATATTTTGGGCGAGGATAGTTTTTACATTACCAAAATGTACCCGCAACAAAACGAGTTATATGAGTTCGAGACAGCGGGACAAACAACAGGAGAACTTGAGATCGCAAATATTCCGCATACAGCGTGGCGGTATCGCTATAAAGTGGTGGGGAACGATCGGATTGATTATGATTTCATTGGTAAGTCGTCCGTGGGACTGAAATATAACATTTCATTTTCATTTGTCACAGCGGAGTTACCTTTTGGCGAAACAGTACCGCGGGATCTTGTGCTTACAACGAACAGTTTTCCATATAACGGAACGGCTCCATTAAGTCAATTAGAGGTACCGTTTATCGTGGAATTAACGGCAAACGCTGATAATACTGATTTTTTCGTTGAAATTGACGGCCGACGGTTCACTTACCAGCATACAGAAACGCCTTTAAGGTCTGGCCAAAAGCTCCTTCTGAAAGGAATTGAGACGGCAATCTATCAAGGACCAACCACGCAAGATCTAAACGTCAACAACCGGACAAATTACGAGTATTTCGTTATTCGGCCAAAACCTAACCGTTCTGTAAATTGGTTTACTAATTTTAAAGGGACTGTTAAGATCCTCGGGTTTAAGGAATTATACAAGTAGGAAGGAGGGAAAATGCTTACTTTTTATGATGAAAAGGGCAACGGTTACGGTGCGCAAGTCGAATTCACAACAAAAAACGCGGTAAATGGCGAGCGTTCCGTGTCCGGAACCATTCTTACAAACGAAAAAGTATTGTCAAGGATTGATCGGGGCTGGTCGTTTGAGTGGGACGGCGAAATGTATAAGATTATTTACGCCAAACCAAAAGATGAAGGCCGGAGCTTATCTGTATCATTTGACGCGGTTCATCAGTTTTTCTACGATTTCGAACATTCTAATTGTTATCAACTTTTCAATGGCTCTAATCGGTTTGATGTTTATATCGAAGCTATTTTTAAAAATAGCGGGTATCGATATGTTATCGAAGCCGAAGCGAAAGCCGTTCGGAAAGAGAATTTCGGAAACGCGAGCCGGTTATCTATGTTTAAAGATATTATCAAGGCAGCTGGCCTTGAGTTTTCGGTAACTGGAAAAGTCGTCCGGATCGTGAAGAAAGTCGGAACAGATCTTTCAACAGTCGTTCGAAAAAACTTCAACATGAACGAGTTGACACTCGAAAAAAATATCGGGGCCTTTATCACTTACAAAAAGGGTCTCGGAGCTTGGAAAGATGAAGAGAATCATGACGCGGGGCGGTACGAATCAGAGTATGAAAGCCCACTCGCTCGCATTTATGGCCGTATTGAAGGTAGCCCGATAAGCGATGAACGGTACAAAGACACAGGGAAATTATTAGAGCGTCTAAAAAAAGACGTGGATAATTCTTATTCGATTTCGGTACAGCTCGAAATGGAAGATCTGACGCGAGCGGGCTACAAATACAAACAGCCTCGAGCTGGCGACTATATCATGGCTATTAATGAGACGATCGGTTTTCGTGAAAAAATTCGTATTGTATCTTATGAAAGTAGCTATGATGTGACAGGCCGATTAATCAAACATAAAGTTACTTGCAATGATATCGGAACTGTTCAAAAAGCGATCACGGCCGAAGGTTCGATCATGCGGAGCGTGGGCCAAACTCAAGAATACGCGGAAAGCGCCCTTGAGATCGCTACAAAAGCCCTCGTTAGTGCAGATGGCAAAACTACTACTTACTACGGCGCGGAAAAACCACGGGACCAACCACAGGGGACGTTACATCGTGGCGATATGTTATATCTTACCGTTGGCGAAGAAACCGAGCTTTATTTCTGGAACGGGGCCGAGTGGGAGCTAAAAAACCTAAAATTTGACAGCTCAAAGCTCGAGAAGATGTTCGCGGATTCCAAGGCCTCGACTGATAAGGCTATAGCGGAAGCTAAAAAGCAAGCGGACGAAGCCTTAAAAAAAGCCGGCACGATCGCGAATTCCGAAAGTTTGTCGGCAAAGATCAAAGAAGAGATCCTAAAAAGCAAGGATTTAAGCGATAAAATAAACCGGACGTTTGTCGAATCAAATAACGGCACTGAAATTTACAACAAAATTGCCGGAGAGGTCTCAAAAAAATTCGTAACCGTTGATGTAAACGACGCTCGTTATCATGATTTAACGTCTCGAATGGATTCTACTGATCAAACAATCACGAGAACTAGCAATAGAATCGGTGAAGTCGATAAAAATTTGAATAAAACTATTATCAATGTAAACGATAAAATCGGTGAATTTAATAATAGACTTAATAAAACAACTATCGACGTCGTTAATGCACAAGGAACAGCGGATAACGTAAAAAATCAAGTTATCATTACCAATCAGAAAGTCTCGGAGATCGATCAATCAGTCGCACAAGCAAACGGACGAATCGATCAGACGAATAGCAATCTGGAAGCAACAAATGCGCAAGTCGAAGCTAACAAGCGACAAATCGAAGTCCAAGTAACAAATTATAATGCAATCCGGGAATCGACGAAATTATATGAGCGAATTTTGGGTACATCAGAAACAGGCGCACCAGACCAGCTCTCACGGCTTGTTATGAGTAGTCAGATATTCCAGACTGAGGTCGGGAAGTACTCGGCAACGGGCGGCCCGAATATGCTCCGAAATTCGCGGGCAGATGATGGCTTGAAATATTGGACTGACGCTAATGGACGGTTGAGCTTTACAGCTCACCACTATTACCTAAACGGGCAAAAACGAATGTTCTTGCTTTCGAATGGTTCATTTGTCCACAGCCCGCGTTTTATCGTCAAACAAAATACAAATTATATGCTTAACTTGATAGCATTTGACGCAAACACGGCCCGTTTTAAAATTGCATTTTGTAAGCGCAGAAAAGGCTCAACGAATGACTTTGACGAAATGCAAATAATTTTTGACAAAACCGGCTCACCAGCTTTCAACTCAGATAGAGCTGTCAAAAAATCATTCAGCTTCAACACAGGAGCTTTTGATGAAGGTTATTTTCTATTTGAATATCAGGGCAATCCTTCTGGGTGGTCTGGCATGTTCATGACAGAATTGGACTTTTATGAAGGAAGTAATGACCGCTTGTGGCAACCAGCCCCAGAAGATAGTGCAGAACCGATTGGAGCAATACGGACGCAAGTGACACAGCTCGCCGGATCGTGGGCAGTTAAAAACCTCAACAGCAACGGTGATGTACTCAACTCAATCAACGTACTGGCAGATGGCACGAACCGAATAGATGGACGGTTAACACATATCACAGGACAGACTGTTATTGACAACGCGGTTATAGAAGACGGTATGATCGCTAACGTATCCGCTAACAAAGTAACCGCCGGGACTATTGACGCGCGTGAAGTAAACCTAATCAATCTAAACGCTAAAAGTGTTACATCTGGAACGTTTAAAGGTTTGACGTTTGAGGGTGGTATCATTCGCGGTAACAACGGAAACACTGTTATAGACCTCAATAACAACGTAACAACGTATAACGGCTACGCCAAGATCCAATTTATGTCTCCTCAAAATTCGTTAGAATATAATGCTGGAGGTTGCAAGGCATTCTTAGCTCCGACTATTTCAAATTGGGGCAATTACGCCGCTTTTGCTTTTGGGGTTAATGCCAGTGGCAGTGGTGACCCGAACGCGAATTTTACAGGGATCAAAATATTTAACCAACCCGGAGCACGTATGGTCGTTTTAATTGGAGATGTTCACATCGTTAAGGATTCAGTATCAAGAAACGCTCCCTCGAAGACACTCGCTCAGATGTTTAACGATATTAATGATAACTTTAAAAGATTGAGAGAATTTCGCGTAGCTAACGGCGAAGGTGCTCCCGGATTCTGGGACGTGTCATTATAGAAAGGCAGTAAATGAACACAGTAGATAAAATTGTAAATGATATCGCACAGAAACTTGCAAACGCGATCGTAGAAAGCTCTAATTACAAGATCTTATACGAGGAAGCAACCGAGGAATACAAGCGCATGAACGAGCTATTAACCAAGTTTAACAACGTGTTAGATAGCGACGAAGCACTCAAGAGCCTCTTTGATGAGGCTTCTCAAAAACTAGAAGAAGGTAAATAAAAATATGGATTTTAAAATCATTAACAAATACTTACAAGAAGAAGGACGCACTTTCGTATCAATCCGGTCAGCGAATCCTTATACAGCATTTGAACGCGTATTGATTGGGGATCGTACCAACGAATCAGATGACGCACTGATCCAAGCCGTACTTGGCCAAGTAACGACCGAGCTAAACCCAGCCGAGGGCGTTAAGAAATTGCAAGAGGACTTGCACACACAAGCTCAAGATTACGAAGCGAAGCTCGCGAAGAAAGACGAAGAGATCCAGAAGGTCAAAGACGTGGCAGAATGGAGCGTACTTGCTCGCGTAACTGACACAGATAACCCGCTGGATCCTACAGTCTATAAACGTGGCCTTGAGCTTGTCGATCTTGGTAAAGTTGGCACAACCTATCCAGCACAAGCGATCTTTGCACTTGAGGACCCTAACCACGTTGAAAAATTCAGTGAAGGTAAGCGCGTGATGGTCCAAGTTAACCAACCTTTTACTTACCAAGGCGAAACTCTTGAGCAATTGGAATCATTGTACCAAAATGGCAAGATCGGTATCTGGAAATGGACCGAGCCAAAAGCGGACGAGCCAAAACCAACGGGCGATCTTGAAACTCAACCCGTCCAGTAAGCTAGTAGCATAATAGGGGGTGGTAAAATTGGACCTATTGGCACTAGTAGACAAATTGACTCCCGTTTTAGTCGTGATTATTCCCAGTTACTTTTCCTTTAAAAGTACAAAAACCACTAAAGAAGCTGACAAACGTCTTGAGGGTCTATCTAATAAGATAGACACCCTCGAGAAGTCAGTAGGAAGCGTAGAAGAAATTGGGAAAGATAACCAGCGAAATTTAACGATTATCGGGAAAGGCTTACAACGGCTCCAGCGTTTTCGATTGCAGGAGAACTTAAAGAACGCGCTCAAGCGTGGACACACTAACCAGCACGAATTAGAGGAGCTGTCGAAACTATATGAAAGTTACGTTGAATTAGGCGGTAACGGAGCTATTAAAGTGCTCTTTGAGCGCTTTTTAGAGCTAGAAATTAAAGAGGAAAAATAACATGGATCAAATCACAAGCATTATCACATCATCAGCAATGAGCATTTTAGTAGTTTTAACTGGGATCGTGGTACAAGCAATTAAAAAATACTTGCTTATGCGTGGAGGTAAGAAAGCAATCGAGATCGTTGAGATCTTGGCAAAGAACGCGGTCAACGCTACAGAGCAAGTCGCGGATAAGTTGGATATCCACGGGAAAGACAAACTCGAACACGCCAAAACGAGCTTGATCGAGGGCCTTGAGTCTCAAAATATCCACTTGACAAATCAAGAACTCAATACCTTTATTGAAGCGGCAGTCAAAAAAGCTAACGAAGAGTGGAAAAAATAGGAGATAAGCAATGAGTGTACAACAATCTATTGTAAATGGCTTTATCAGTCGTCGCGGACTAATTACCTATTCAATGCTGGGCAGTCGAAACGGTTCAGACGGCACTGGGGATTGCTCCGGTATCATGTCGCAAGTTTTGAAAGAAGCCGGAATCAATATCATCGGCTTACCGTCAACGGTTACACTTGGCCAGCAACTCGCAAATAATGGCTTCTATCGTGTGAGCCGTAACCAACCATGGGACGCTCAAATGGCCGATATTATCCTTATGAGCTGGGGTGCTGATATGTCAAGTTCAGGCGGTGCTGGTGGACACGTCGGAGCGATGATCGATGATACATACTTCATTTCGTGCGACTATTCAACGCAAGGCGCACCCGGACAAGCGATCAATACCTATCCTTGGAATGATTACTATAGCTGGAATAAGCCTAATTATATCGAGGTTTGGCGATATGCTGATACAGCACCGCAGACAAACAACCAAGCGAATACAGCCGTACAGCCAAAGGATAAGGCCTTTTATCAAGCAAACGAGGTCAAGTATATCAACGGCATGTGGCAGATCAAATGCGACTATCTCGCTCCCGTTGGTTTCGACTGGACCGAGAACGGTATTCCCGTTTCAATGGTAAACTGGGTTGATAAAGACGGCAACAACTTGCCAGATGGAGCAGATCAAGACTTTAAAGCAGGTATGTTTTTCAGCTTCGAACTAGACGAAGCTAATATCTCGGATAAGGGCACGGGTGGCTATTACGGCGGTTACTACTGGCGATTGTTTGAGTTCGGGCAATTCGGCCCTATCTGGTTATCTTGCTGGGATAAAGACGATCTAGTCAATTATTATGAGTAAAGAGGGGTGATTGAATGAATCGCTCAAACTGTACCAACTTAAAGCAGTTTGAGGGTGGTCGAGTCGTTAAACAAGGCGATTCGGCTTCCCTTTTTGGTTTTGCATTATACGATGAGAGATGGACTCCGATTGACCTCGAGGGGCAGGAAGCTACAGTCCACTTTACCAGCAAAAAGGGCAAAGCGTCCTTTTCGACAACGGTCCAAGGCTCGAAGGTGTTATTTAAGATTCCTAAAGTCCTTCCCGTTGAAAGTTATCTTGTCGAGGTGGTGTGCGGTGGGTACGTCTTCCCAAGCGATCAGAACGTCCGAGTTGACGTGGTGCAATCCGCGGAAGAATATACTAGCGAGCAAGTTTTGGACCTTGTAAAAAATGATGTCAAAGCAGAAATCGACAAGTATATTGCAGCGCACCCAAACGGGCCGCAGTCGGAAGAACTCCCTGACCTTACCGTACTATATAATCTAGCTAAAATTTGAAGGAGAAACGAATGACAACTTTAAACACAGAGAATTTTAAATCTTTAGTCCGTGCCATAGGTACTGACGTGAAAGAAATCAAAGCCACGGTTGCTACCAAGGCAGATAAGTCTGAAATTGGCCAAGGCGGAATTACACAACAACAACTGGACACAGCTATTCAAGGGGTCAAAACAGCTATTTTAGGCGAGGGTGTCCCAGAAGAGCTGGACACACTCAAAGAAATCGCAGAAAAAATCCAAGCTGGCGGAAGCTCAGACAGTGCGATCGTGTCTAAAATGACTGAACTTGGCCAAAAATTCACCGACCTCGAAAATACTGACTTCGTACAAATCTATACAACGGCTAAAAATACCCTCTAAGGAGGTGCTGAATGGATAAATTAAAAGAAGCTATCCAACAGATTGGGCGTGATATCAGTAATATCAAAGGGGATCAATCTAAATACTTGGAAATTGGCCAAGCATACGGATTATTTCCAAGCTATGCTACGCTACAAGCACAGATGGCCACGAATATCAAGGAGAAGCACGTAGACCTCGGTCTGGACGCTCTCATTGATACCAAACTTCAAAAT